TCTTTGTGTGGATCATGTTTCAAAGAATATACAATATACAAACCTTCTACAAGCCGTCCTTGTAATTCAGAGCGATATTTTATTGGTAAAAAGTATAAAGGATTTAATTCAAAAATAAATGATATATTACGCCAAATAGATGAAAATATACATAATAATAAATATCCAAAATCAGATATAGATACTAAAGAAATAGAATATATTAATGATATATCAATAGTATATGAAAAGAATCAAATAGAATGTATTGATCTTGCTAAAAAATTTGCTATAAATCAAGAATTACATAAAGAATATTATAAAAACCATTTTGAGAAATCATTATTTTTTTGTAAGAATTTTAAAATTCCAACAAAATCTATGTATCCTCTTTTGCTTTAACATAATTTTTCATCAAATGTGTTCCTACATTTACGGAAGCATCATGTTGATTTACTTTTGATTGAGCCATATTATCAATCATTTTTAACATTAATTGAAGTGTCTGTTCATCATATTCTTCATTTGATGTTAGCATTATAAATAAATGAGGAAAATTATTAGCAAAATCGGAAGCAGCATCTTTCATTTCATCAAATGTTTTACCTTCATTTTTAAGACGTTTTACTAATTGTATATTATCTCTTAAAAAAATAGCACGATCTTTTGCTTGTTGTGGCTCTAGAGGAGGGGGAGGAGGTTCCTCTCGAAGTCGTCTATTCACATTGCTACTCATCTTATATTTGAGTATAATATATGTATTTTAAATACTTTTTTTAAAATTAGAAAGAATGAGCATTACTGAAGATGATAAATATATTGAAAAATTTCGTTCAATTCTCCGTAAAATCAAGATAAATATATTGAATAGTTTAACATATAATGATCAAAATGTAAATAGTTTAGAAAAAGTATCAAAAAAACTAATACAATTTTATCAATTATTATATCCAGTAGTATATAAAAATCTACCAGTATCTACAATTCCTATTGTAGATTTACAGAAGGTATTTTATGAAGTTTTAGAAGGTTATCAACCACGATCTCCGTATTATCAAACTCGCTTAGAATATTTTTTGAAAAGAGATTTTTTAGACTTTCAATATACAATTGATGAAGAAAGTATAAATTCATTACATGGTTATTTTGAAGAACCTGATATAATTGAGAATAATATATTATTAACTCAATAGATGAGCAGTTTAAAGTCTAAACCTTATAGTTATCTAACAGGTTGCCCGGAAGGATTTCATAAAAGATCAAGTTATACTCGTAAAAATACTGGAACTAAAGTGGCTACTCGTTGTGTGCGTTCTACAACAACTAAAAAAGAGACTTCTAAACAATTCAAGAAAAGTGTTAGTACGAAACAGTCACGTCGTTTGAAGAAATTACTTCCGACAATTAAAAGTCTTCAACGAAAGGCTTGTCCAGCAGGTATGATAGAACGTAAAGAATATGCTCGCAAATACACTTCGGCAATTCTTAGAAAGGGTTATACAAAAAAGACAAAATTAGGAAAAAATGTAGTTGTAGTTCCTCATAAAGGATCATTAACATTTGTAGGCCCTCGTTGTATAAAGAATGTTGGCTTACCCGGCAAAGGTTCTCAAAAGATTGGTCCATTACGCCAAAATGAATTAACGAAATATGGATATGGAGCTTTAAAATCTGATCGTGTTCGCCACGAGGCTTTAAAGAAAGCGGTACATGAATATGGTGCTCTAGGTGTATGGCGTAAATTAAATGCTGTAGCGAATCTAACAGAGCGAACAATTCCTCAGGCTCACAAAGTTTATGTGGATGATAAAAATTGGGTAAAAGAAAAATTTGGTTTGAAAGCTTTTTAATACCATAATATAGAAGATGAAGACAAACTTTTTAATAGTAGGTTTAGTTGTATTAGTTGTTATAGTAATTGCTAGTTTAAATCTATTACCTTTTGGAATACGATTTAAGCGTGAAGGATTTCAAACCGTAGGTCCTTCTCCCGCACAAAAAGTTGGAGTGAATCCCGCTGTAACACCAGTTCCTAAGATGCCTACACCAACACCAATGCCTACACAAATGCCTACACAAATGCCTACACAAATGCCTACACCAACCCCAATGCCTACACAAATGCCTACACCAACACCCACGCCCACACCTTCAACTGTACCACCAATGGCTCCCGCATCAGTTGTTACTTCTACACCAACAGCACCCAATGTAAAACCTGTCACTAGCACTACACCTCAGATGGCTGGCAATAGCCCTGCTCCATCCGCAAATACGGCGGCAGTTGCGAATACTATTCAACAATTCCAGAACATGAACAATAATCAAGGAATTAATTATAATAAAAATAAAGAAGGATTCTTAGCATATGAATCTATTGATGAGGCTGGTGGTGCTAAAGATAAATATCAACCGATGGGAGCGTTTGATGGAGTAGTTCTTCCAACTGGTAATAGTGTAAGCACATGGCGTTATACGGCACCAAATGAAGAATTATTAGGAGCTCCATTTGAAGTTGGAGATGATTCGCTTTTTATGTTCAAGAATAATCAATGCAAACCCGAATGCTGTGGATCAAGTTTTTCATGCTCTGGTGGTTGTGTTTGCACAACTCCAGATCAGCGACAATATATTGCTGGACGCGGAGGTAACAGAACTAAACCACAAGAAGATTAAAATATAATATATAAATAAATCTTATAAAATAAGATTATATTCATATAAATTAAGGTATAAATAAATAATGGAAATAAATCAATCTGTTATTATGTTTTTAATAATAATTACATTATTATCAACTATAATATATTATGTAACATCAAATAATAAACCAGTAAATAATATAACAATTAATGAAACTGAAATAAGTCCAGCACCAGCATCAGCATCAGCACCAGCACCATCACCATCACCAGCACCAGCACCAGCACCAGCACCAGCACCAGCACCAGCACCATCACCAGCACCAGCAAGTGGAACATTATTAAGTAGTAATTGTGTAGGAAGCAATCAATGGGGTATTTATGCGGATGGTTCTTATGGAACGTATTCTAATATATTACAATCAAATAGTAGTTCATGTGGATATAATCCACCAGCACGTGGAACATTATTAAGTAGTAATTGTGTAGGAGTAAATCAATGGGGTATTTATGCGGATGGTTCTTATGGAACGTATTCTAATATATTACAATCAAATAGTAGTTCATGTGGATATAATCCACCACCATCAGCAGATTCTATAATAAATAATTTAATATATTTTATCTGTACTAATAACATCACGGGGGGCAATAGTTCACTTGCACAAAATATTGTTTATTATAATAGTGTTATTGGCAACTTTGATTTAAATACATTTAAAGCAAATTATTGCTCTCCTACTTTATATAACTGTTGGAATGGACTATCATATTCACTTAGCAGTAGTTGCCCGCCTTCTCAAACATGTAGCGATGGCAGTGTAATTGCTGCGAGTGATACATGTCCTATTTCAACAAATGATAGTGCTGTATTAAGTAATTACGTTACATTTTTTAATGCCTTATGTGCGAATTATCGTCTTTTTTCAGAAAAAATACAAAGTATTTTTGGAACTACTGATATTTTTAACACAGTAATATCTGGAAATACGTTAGGGGCTACATTTAAATCTGGAGTAAATACTTATTTAAGAAATAATCCTTCAACATCTATATTATATTTACATGCATATGTGACTAATTGGTTTCTTGTTAATATGACACCATCAATTAATTTACCACCATCTAAAATAAATACAGATAGTACTGGACATTATACTGGTGCTACATTTACAATATCTGTATCAAGTAGCTTATCAGAACAACAATATAATGACATTACATATTTTTTTAATATTGCTCTAACTTATTTTAGTAATCCATTATTTAATCAAATATCATCTATGTATAATAGTTCAAACGGAGCTCAAATAAATAGTGATATACAAACATATTATACTATAAAATCTTCTCCAACAAACAGAGATATATATACATTTATGAAAACTGAATTTGCAAAATTTAGTATTACAATACCCAATGCTACATTTAGTATTGATGGCAGTGTTTTTTTTGGAATTGAAGGTTTTACAGATTATAAACCATTTTCAAGCTATAAAACCATATCTGTTTATACACAAAATTTTAAAAAACCATCATTAGATTTTGGTTATAATACAAATAAAAAATCAATTATAGATAATAATGAAATATATTTTGAATATAATTAACCCGGATAAATTAAAATTATATTGATATAAGGTAAGGTAAATGAACCAATTGGTTTTAGTATTAGGAGTTTTTATTATTATTGGTGTATTAATATATTTTTCATCAAATTCATCAGCAGCATCAGCAGCATCAGCAGCACCAGCAGCATCAGCAGCATCAGTAGAACCAGCAGCACCAGCAGTAACAAATGAAGCAAAAATACTAGGAGCATATACTATTTATTTTGATGCTATATGTAATAATTATTCATCATTTTCTACTACAATAAATACTACATTTGGAACAACAGATATTTTTAATACAATAAAAAATTCTGTTGGAACCTCATTACAAAAAGAAATAGATACATATTTTACAACAAATCCTTCATCAACTATTAGTAATTTTGATCAAACAATTCAAACATATCTTCATTCAATAGACATTACATACCCTACTACAAAAATGAATCTTGATGCTTCTGGTAATTATATTAGTGCATCATTTGGTTTAACACCAACTACTACATTAACAACAACACAACAAACAGCATTAACAACATTTTTCAATACTGCTCTAAATAATTTCCCTACAGCATTATATACATCAATTGTATCAGTATATACTGATATTATTAAAGGTCCTCAAATAAATAATGATTTACATTCATTTTATATTACAACTCCTAACCCTACAAATAGTCAGATTTACACATTTATGCAAACAGAATTAGCAACATTTAGTATTACAGTGCCAAATGCTAGCTTTGATACTACAAATCAAACATTTATTAGTTTAGTAACAACTGGAGGAACATCTGGAGGAACATCTGGAGGAACATCTGGAGGAACAACTGGAGGAACATCTGGAGGAACATCTGGAGGAACATCATATCCATATACATTTACAACAGCATATTTTACAACACCGTCTGATTATACCATATTAGGTTCAAATCAACAATTAGCGTTAGCAAATCTTATATCTAAACTAAATATACAATATAATTCAAGTAATGGAAATTTATATAGTAATATAGTGAATAATTCATTTAATGTTCGTAATTTTATAATGAGTTATTTTTTAATTCACCCAGAAGATACTAATTCTGGTAGTCCTAGTGTATTGTATAATACAGTAAAAACATATTTAGCAAATAAAGCAATGAATATATCAATACAAAATCTATACCCAACACCAACAACTGTAAATATAGATCAACCTAATTCAATGACATTAACAACAACTAGTGTATCAAGTGATGCTTCAGCTTTTCAATTTGCTCCATATTTATTTGTAGTTCCAAGTGTATCATATCAAGTAAATCATAATGGTAATTCATATCGTGGAATAAATATGATGTTAAGAACATGTGATTTATTAAATTATTTGTATAAAACTAAAAGTCCTGTTATAGAAAATGTTTTTATTAGTAATTTAATTAATATTCGTGCGGATATTGCGACATATGAAAATTTTATAGATGAGCCATTATATGATATTTCTGTTCGTTATAAAAAATTACGATGGTATCTTTTTAAATATGATCTTGCGTTACCATTTGTAGATTTTACAAATAATAGTTATTGGTCATCTTATTATACAGCATTTGATGATTGGTGTGGTTGTGTTGATTCTACAACACAATTATGTCCAAATCCTTTAACAGCATCATGTATTCTAACGGATCCTGTTATATCAAATACATTTATAGAGATAAAAATGTCAAAACAACTAAATGTATATATGTTATTTGATTATTCTTATTATTGGGGAGGAGGTCAGCATCCTAATGCCTATGATGGCGGAAGACAAATAGTAGATAGAGTATTAAATTTATATAATAATCATATGGTTTGGCATAATCCAATTAATTCAGTATATACAAATACTTTAACTGATGCGCAATATTCGAATATAATAACAAATATAAATTCTATTCGTTCTAATACCCCAGGACATGTGGATCAATCATTACCAACAAATTATCAAACATATGCTACATTTATACATGATTATTTTAATAATAATTTTAATGTAGGATTAGACAATTTAACAATTACAGGATATACTCCAGGTCAGTATAGTTGGTCAGTAGGTTTTACAAATTATAAATCAGATTCTATTTATACACAAAATTTTACAAGGCCATCATTAAAGTTTGGTTTTAATACTGGAAGAAGATCCATTTTAGATGAAAATTATGCTCCATTTTCTTAATAGATGGAACTCTACGATCTAACAATTATTGGATATGGAATAACTGGAATGATATTTCTTGCTATTTTACAACATAAGTTACCAAATATAAGAGTAGCAGTAATAGATCCTTATTTTGATGGAGGAGCATTAATACGAGAATATGGAGATGTAATAAGTAATACTCCATTTAGTAAAGCAATAAATGCGTTAAAATTAATTGATTCTAAATATGAAGTTCCTTCTAATTATAGTATGTATGATCTTAATAAAACAACACCTCTTTATATTCTAGTTCATTTATTAAAAGATTTTATAAAAACAGATTATAAATATGATAAATATGAAACAAAAGTATCAAATATAGAATATAATACAGAATTTACTATTACAAATGAAGATAATACACAATTACGATCAAAAGTTATAATATTATGTCAAGGTTCAAATCCAAAAATATTAAAAACAGATATTCCATCAATACCTCTTCATATTGCTCTACATAAAGATCTTTTACAAAAATATCTAAGGCCATCAGATAAAGTAGTAGTATTTGGAACGGCTCATTCTGGAACATTAGTATTGAATAATTTAGAAACTCTAAATATTAAAACTACAGCAATATATACAAAAGAAAAACCATTTTATTTTGCGAAAGATGGAGAGTATGATGGGATTAAAGAAGATGCTGAACGAATTGCTGAAGACATAATAAATAATAAGTATAAGAATATTGATTTAGTTAATATTAAATCATTAGATACTATAATAAAGGCAACAAAAAAAGCATCATATGTTATTTATGCGATTGGATTTGAAGCGAGAAAAATATTGATTGAAGATATTGATTCAAAACATTATGATTCAGAATCTGGAAAGATAGCCGATAAAATATGGGGATTTGGTATTGCGTATCCAAGTATCGCTCCGGATAAGATACATTATGATGTAGGATTATATTCATTTGTAGAGCATATTTTAAAACAAATAGAAAATATTAAACAATCTTTAGTATAGATGAATACGACTCCTAAAGTAAATAATTTAGGGCAGTTTTATACAAATTTAGGTAAATCTGCGAATAAACATATAAATACAATAACAAATTTTGTAAAAGAGAATACACCAAGAAATTTAAATAGTCTTCTTCCTCTTACAAATACAAATACAAAAACTCCATCATTAATTACAGCAAATACAACATCTAGACCATTTAATCAATGGTTTTATCCTCTTTTTTTATTTATACTAGTAACTATTATTACAATTGTTATAATAATAAAATACAAGGATCAGATTGCTGCTGGATTTAATAATTTAGGTCAAACAATACGTAGTTATTTTAATCAACCAACAACACCATTAGTAGATGCTACAGTAAAGCCAACAACAAACGTTACGGATGTTCCAACATCACCGCAACAAGAACAACTAGAATCTGTGAATCAAGCCCCCGATATTTTAAATGCGATTGCTCCATTATCAAATCCAGAAGTATTTAATGTAAGTAAGAATGAATTTACATATTATGATGCGGAACCGTTATGTAATGCGTTAGGAGCAGAACTTGCGACATATGATCAAGTAAAGGAGGCATGGTCGAAGGGTGCCGATTGGTGTAATTATGGTTGGGTAAAGGGTCAAGCAGCGGTGTATCCAACACAAGAGGCTACATGGAAGAAAATACAAGGAGGTCCCGAAGAAGATAGAAATTCATGTGGTGTTCCAGGATTGAATGGAGGATATTTTGAGAATCCAGAATTAAAATATGGAGTCAATTGTTATGGACCAAAACCAGTACAATCAGAACATGATGAAAAAGTATTAATGAAGAAAGGATCTATTCCTAAATCTGTTCCAGGGCTAGTAGTAGATCAAAAAATTCAAGAATTCAAAGCACATGCGAATGACTATGGAATTTTACCATTTAATGAAAATAAATGGCAAAATGGTTCTTAAATTCTAAACATCAAATTTAGTGAATTTATAGTGATAATTTTCTAACATATAAGGATCAATATCTTTTTTATTATTTTCTGGTGCATCAAAATCATAATTCTCTTCAATGTATTCTATATATTTTGGAGATTTTTCAAAATCTAAAGAACTAAAAATAAAATCTTGTATTTGAACACATAATGTATTAGTATTATATGATAAATAATTATCTAAATAATTATTCCATGTTTTCCAAAATATATCCCAATCTGTATTATAATTGAAATAATTATAAAATTCATCATCAAACATATATGATGATAATTTTACATTATAATATCTATCGGAGTATAATTCAAATAATATTGTTGCTATACAATTTGTAAAATCAACAGAGTTTCTACAAAGTGTATATCCATTTTTTAAGATAAATGGTAATAATCCATCATTAACAAAAAGACTAATAAGTTCATTATTAGTAATATCTCCAAAATTATTAGTATGGATTAATTGTTTTTGCCAATCTAGAAAGCGATTTTGTTTAATTATCATTTTTAAGTTCATTCTAAAGAAACTTATGAATGAAACTTTATGTAGGGGGATATTATGAGAGGGAGGATATTATGAGGGGGAGGATATTATGAGGGGAGGATATTATGAGGGGAGGATATTATGAGGGG